GCCAAACCTATCAGGCAATATTCCTGATGGACAAACGGGCGGATGGGAAGATCTTGGAGGTCCTGATCCTTCTAACTATCGCCCAGATGATGATTCAGCAAAACTAAAGACACCTGGTGGAACCCTTAAGCAAGTTAAGGATGTTGTCAACAAGGGTGCCGCAGCTGCTGAAGCAATGAAGGGCGTTAAGGAAGATGAAGAGTTTGAGTATGATGAAGACGAAGAACTCTTAGAGGATACCGAAGAAGTGGTAGCAGAAGCTAAGGAAGAAGAGGAAGAAGAGGGCGGTAAGAAAGGTAAAAAGAAAGAAGAAGAGGAAGAAGAGGAAGAAGAGGAAATGGAAGAAGAGTTTAACATCGAAGAAGATGTTAATGCTCTGCTTGCTGGCGAAGAGCTCTCCGAAGAGTTCCAAGAAAAAGCAAGAACCATTTTCGAAGCTGCTCTTCGCTCAAAGGTTTCTGATATTAAAGAAGCACTTGAGGAGCAGTATACCGCCGCTCTTGCAGAAGAAGTAGAAGAAATTAAGTCTGAACTTTCAGAGCGTCTCGATGCATATCTTGAGTATGTTGCAGGCGAGTGGATGGAAGAAAATGCACTCGTTATCGAGCACGGTCTTAAGACTGAAATGACCGAATCATTCCTCCAAGGAATGAAGGGTCTTTTTGAAGAACATTATGTATCAATCCCTGAAGATAAATATGATGTGCTTGAGAGCATGGTAGAAAAACTTGATGAAATGGAGACAAAACTCAACGAGCAAATTGAGAGAAATGTTTCCCTTAACAAGCGTCTCGCAGAGTCGGTTGCTGATGGAATCTTTGAACAAGTCGCTGTAGGTCTTGCAGACACACAGAGAGACAAGCTCGCTTCACTTGCCGAAAGTGTTGAGTTTGAAAGTGAAGAAGAATATCGTGAAAAACTGGAGACTTTGAAGGAATCATATTTCCCTTCAAGAGGAGTTTCTCCATCAACTAAATCTGATACTCTTTCTGAAGGAGTAAGTTCTGCTTATGAGTCACACTCACCAGCAATGGCTGCTTATCTGAAGAGCCTCTCAGCATTTAGTAAATAATTGAATTTAATATAATTCAAACCCAAAAAACAAACACTTAGTAAAAGGTAAAAGCAAATGTTCCAATCCGAGCATCTGCAGGAAAAGTGGGCACCTCTACTGGACTATCAGGGTCTAGATTCAATCAAAGATTCTCATCGTAGAGCTGTAACCGCTGTCCTGCTCGAAAACCAAGAAAGATTTTTAAGAGAAGAATCGGCATTTAGTTCAGGTGGTATTACTAACCTGATGGAATCCCCAACCAACAGTGGTAACGCTGCTGGTGCAACTGGTGGTTTCGGTGGTAGTGCTGCTGCTGGTGGTCCTACCGCAGGTTTCGATCCCGTACTGATCTCACTGATCCGTCGTTCGATGCCTAACTTGATCGCCTATGACGTTGCAGGCGTTCAACCAATGAGCGGTCCTACCGGACTTATCTTCGCAATGCGTTCCCGCTACACCAATCAGAGTGGCACCGAAACCTTCTACAATGAGGTTGATTCGGCATTCTCAGGTCAGGATTCATCCTTCGCCCTTGCTGGATTTGGTAGCACTGCTGCTGGTATTGGTACAACCACTCAGAGTGGTTCAAACCCTGCGCTTCTAAATGCTTCTTCAGTTGCTGCTACTGACTACAACGTTGGTCAGGGTATGCTAACTGGCGACTCAGAGAACCTTGGCGAATCTGGCCACGAGTTCAATCAGATGGCATTCTCAATTGAGAAAGTCACCGTTACTGCAAAGTCACGCGCTCTGAAGGCTGAGTACTCACTTGAGCTTGCTCAAGACCTTAAGGCAATTCATGGTCTGAATGCAGAAGCTGAGTTGGCAAACATTCTGTCAACTGAGATTCTTGCTGAAATCAACCGCGAAGTTATCCGTACCATCTACATGACTGCTGAGAAGGGTGCTTCTCAGAACGTTGCTACCGCTGGTGTATTTGACCTCGATGTTGATTCCAACGGTCGTTGGTCAGTTGAGAAGTTCAAGGGTCTTCTGTTCCAAATTGAGCGTGATGCTAACGCTATCGCTCAGAGAACTCGTCGTGGAAAGGGCAACATCATCCTCTGCTCTGCAGACGTTGCTTCCGCTCTAACCATGGCTGGTGTTCTGGATTACACCCCAGCACTCAACGCTAACCTAACCGTTGATGATACCGGCAACACCTTTGCTGGTACTCTGATGGGCAAATTCCGCGTCTACATTGACCCATATGCTGCTAACCTAACCTCAGGTAACGCTGCTCCAACAGGTGGTAACCAGTACTACGTTGTTGGT